ACAATTCCAGGTAGCCGTTTGGTAAGGTAATTCGGTGTAATTTTGTTACTAAATCTTTAATATGGGGGTATTTGATTTTCTTAAGCGCAAAGCTGCACCTATAAAATCACCTGTTCAAATTTCGGTAGAGCGTGGTCTGTTAACTTGGGACGGGCAGAACCAAGCCGAAATCGTGAAAGATAGTTACATGGGCAATGATCTTGTCTATGCTATCATTACACTAATTACGCAAAAAGCGAAGGTTGCTCCGTGGGGAGTGTACCGGATAAAGAATAAGGATGCCGCTAAAAGATACAAGGCAATGCTCCTGGACCGTGAGCCGGATATGCGGAAGCTATACGAACTCAAAGAACAAGCGTTAGAGCCGTATAAGGATGTGAGGTTAGAAGAAATGCTGAAATACCCGAACAGTGATGATACATGGGCCGACATCATCGAACAATGGGTAGGGTTTAAGAAGATAACGGGCAACGCATTCATGTACGCAAAGATGGTTGGTGAAGCATCGGTGAACAAGGGTAAGCCGTTAGAGGTTTATATGCTTCCTAGTCAGTACATGGCAGTTAAGGTGGATATTGACCAATTCCCACCAAAGAAAGTGGCCTATCAACTTTACTACGGGCAGTACATCCCGTTCAATACGCTGGAAATTCTGCATGATAAGTATTTCAATCCAGAATGGTCAGCAACGGGAGGGCAGTTATACGGCCTTTCACCGCTACGTGCTGCAAGTAAGGTGCTGACCCGTTCAAATTCATCAAAAGAAGCAAGCGTAGCAATGTTTGACAACATGGGGCCGCTAGGTGTGCTATACATGGACGATGTACGCTTCGACCCATTGTCCGGTGCAAGTCAGGCACAGGCACTAAAGCAGTCAATATCTACGAATACGGGAGCCGGGAAGTACGGAAGTACTGCAGTATCGGGTTACAAAGTAGGATGGGCGCAAATGGGCTTGCCGGCGAAAGATTTGCAGCTAATAGAATCAGAGAAATGGGATAAAGAAGCACTTTGCTCAATTTACGGTGTACCACCCGTACTGCTTGGAAGCCAAGAAGCTGCGACATACAACAACATGAAAGAAGCGGAGAAATCTCTCACCCTTCGTGCCGTTCTTCCCGAACTTGTCGCAATCCGTGATAACATTAACCGCAAGTTGTACTCCGATTGGGGTTACAAGGACACAGATATTTGCGTTGACTTCGATATGACCGTATATCAGGAGTTGGAAGCGAATAGAGGTGAACAAGCTACATGGCTTAATACCGCATGGTGGTTAACTCCCGAACAAAAGTTAAAGATTCAGGGCCTTGCACCTGACCCGAATGTTCCTATAGAAGATTACCAAAAGTTATACATCCCTTCTGGGTTGCAGCCGTTAGATGATTTCACCAACTTACCTGTTGATGTACCGCCAGCTCTATAACAAATACCGTAAGAAATACCGGGTGATTATCAAGAAGGAACTTGATAAGCAATGCCGCCAAATACTTAACGGTGAAATACCGGATGAAGAAGGTTTGAAGCGTGCCATCCGTTCACTTCATCAGGGGGCAGGTCAGCAAATGGCTAGGTACACTTATGACAAGGTGCTGCGCAGTGCCGGGATGAAGCAAGAGTTAACTCCGCAACAAAGATGGGCGATTGTTATAAAGATGCTGCTGGAAGGTGGTTTGCAGAAGTTAACGGGTGAAATAACGGACACTACCCGTGATAATATGAGAAAAATTCTCACAAAGGGCATGCAAGAAGGTTGGAGCATCAATGACATGATGAAGGAACTTGAAAAGTTAGGCATCAATGCGTACCGGGCAGAATTAATCGCACGAACTGAAACAACACGGGCAGCAAATCAGGGAGCGTTACTTGGCGCAGTATCTACCGGACTGCAAACCGTGAAAGAATGGATTTCGGTAAACGATGATAGAACAAGGCGCATCCCACGTGATAAGTTCGACCATCTACACATGGACGGTAAACAAGTTCCTACAGATATGCCTTTCACCGTTCCAGGTATGACAAGTATTGACATCATGGAATATCCAGGTGATCCCAATGGAAGCGCAGGCAATGTATGTAACTGTAGATGCACCGTTGGATTTGAAGTTGTAAGAGATTCACAAGATAGACCCGTTGAAATTACGGGCAACCTTCGTGGGCCGGCTGGCACCATGTGGAATCTATGGAATAACTCGTTATTTTTGCAATTACAAAGTTTAATCAATGAAGCAGTATCAATGTAAGCAGGTAAAGAATGATGTGGAAGATGTGGACATGGAAAGCCGCAAGGTTAAAGCCGTGTGGGCAAGAATGGGTAATGTTGATTTGGACAATGACATCATCGCACCTGGAGCATTTACACGAACCATTGAGCAACGTGGCCCGAAAGGGAAAAACCTTGTTTGGTCATTGATTGATCATAAGGCATCCTTGAAATCCGCAATCGGTAAACCTTCCGAATTGTATGTTGAAGGTGATATGCTGATTGCGGTAACTCCAATTATTGATTCAGAAGCAGGTGATGATATACTTAAATTTTACCAAGCTAAACTAATTAATCAGCACTCTATCGGGTTCAGTACAATCAAATCAGATTCAACAACCGAAGGTGTGAGAACCATTACCGAACTAATGTTATACGAAGGTAGTGCAGTACTATGGGCAGCCAACCCTGAAACTCCAACAATCGCAATGTATAAGGGAATGGAGCCGGAGAAAGTGAAAGAAACGCTGATTGGTAGATTGGATTCACTTTACAAAGCATTTAGACACGGTACATTCACAGATGAAACGTTCCAACTATTGGAACTTGAAATAAAACAAATACAAACGGCTATATCAGAACTCACCACTCAACCCGACGCAGCGAAGCAGTCACTTGACCCGGTAGAAGATAACAAGGTTGTATTTGAGGCCCTTAAACAATTAAACAACAAATTTAAACTGTCTACAAAATGACACAAGAGCAAATCGCTGCGGAGGTGAAATCAATCGGAGATAACCTCACGCAAGTACTGGCAAACTCTGCCACTGCAAAATCCGATGCAATAGAAGCAAAATCAGTTGTTGCCGAACTTAAAAGCAAATTGGAATCAGTTGCTTCTGCTGCTGACCTTGCTGAATTTAAGAACGCAATGCAGTCTCAATTCGATGCCCTTACCACTAAGGTGAAAGCAGGCAATCCTGATCCTGCAAAATCTTTTAACGAAGCATTAGCCGAGAAATTGGATGGTCGTAACATCGAAGCCGAAATCAAAAAGAATGGCCGTGTGATAATCGAAATGCCAGAGGTTAAGACCATGACATTAGCCTCTAACCTTTCAGGTGATTCTGTTGCTACTTACAATAGCCGTCAAGCTATCCAACCTGCGCAGTTAGTAAACTTCCGTGATTATGTGCCTACCGTACAAAGCCCTACCGGACTTTATGTAACCTATCGTGAGGCTACAGGTAACGCAAACAACATCGCTGCACAGTTGGAAGGTTCATTGAAGCAAGAGAACAACTATTCTCTAACCGAGGTAAAGACTGTTAATCAGTTCATTGCCGGATTCAGCAAGTTTAGCCGTCAAATGCTTGCATCTTTGCCTTTCATGAGCCAAACGTTACCACGTTTGTTGACTCGTGATTTCTTTAAGGCAGAGAATGCCTCTTTCTTCACTTCCGTATCAGGTGCTGCCACAGGTGTAACAACTACATCTGCAACTACCAACCTCGGAGATTTGATTCAGTTGATTGGTAACCAGCGTGCTGCTGATTTCAGTCCTTCTGTAATCTTCGTTAGCAATGCTACTTATAGCACTTTGCTGATTGAATCTTTCACCAATGGTTACTACCTCGGTGCAGGTTCATTGGGTATCGGTGCAAACGGTGCTTTGAATTTAGTTGGCGTGCCTATCGTTGGCGTTAACTGGATTCCGAATGCCCGAGCATTGGTACTTGATAACTCATTCATTGAGCGTATCGAAGTGAACGGATTGAACATCGAATTGAGTCTCGAAGATCAAAACAACTTCGTGACCAACATGGTTACCGCTAGAATAGAGTGCTATGAAGCCATCAACCTGATGCTTCCTAATAGTGCCATCTACGCTACTATCTAATCAATAACGGGGGAGGGGTAAAATCTCTCCCCCTTATTTTATATGAAAAAGCGTGAACGAAAACACATACCCAAAAAAACTGCGCATCTTGTGGCACGTTCAGAGCTACTTGCCAATGGCAAAATCTGGGTCAGAATGGATGGCACACGCCATCAACAAATGGATGTTAGCAAGAGGTCACAAAGTAAAGGTGATGACCTCCGCAATGAACAATGAATACTACGAGTACGAAGGAATACAAGTATTCAACCGTACCCATGATTGGTACTTCCATCACGAATGGGCCGATATAATTTTCACACAACTAGACTTTGCGCAAGATGTAGTCAATGACTGCAAAGTAAGTAAGAAACCAGCCGTTTGGTTTGCACATAATACATTCATGTACACTTCTGTTAGGTCGAATCCACAATTAAATGTGGTTTATAATAGTAAATGGAATAGTGAGTTTTGCAAATACAACAATTCGGGCTTTATATTGCCCCCTCCCGTTGACATTGACCATTACAGAGTTGAAAAAGGGCAGGAAATAACACTAATAAACTTAAATAAGAATAAAGGTGCGGAGATGTTCTACCGTATAGCCGAAGCCATGCCACAGGAGCGATTTTTAGGCGTACAGGGCGGCTACGGGCAGCAGATATACAAAGAGTTGCCGAATGTTTCCTACATGGCCAATCAGCCCGACATTCGCAATGCGTATAGGCGCACAGGCATACTATTAATGCCATCGCAGTATGAATCATGGGGAAGGACGGCAACGGAAGCTATGGCATCTGGAATTCCCGTTATAGTGAGTGATTTGCCCGGCCTTCGTGAGAATTGTGGCGATGCTGCGATATACTGCCGACCTGACCGATTGGAGGACTGGACTGCTGCCATCAATAATGTAAGAAATAAATACGAATTTTACAGTCATAAATCGCTGCAACGGGCGAATGAACTTGAACCGGAGCAAAATTTAATAAACTTTGAACAATGGGTAATCAGTCTTACATCATAGATAGTCAGTTAACGGAGGTGAGTTATGGCGAACCTTTAACACTTGCCGAAGCAAAGTTGTATATCCGTGTTAGCCATACCTCCGAAGATGCACAGGTGGCATCGCTGATTAGTGCTGCCCGGAAAACAATCGAAGATGCTGCCGGAATATCCATCCTGACAAAGACGGTGAAAGTATGGTTTTCCAACAAAGGGGGTTCTTTCAACCTACCTTTTGGCCCGGTGATTTCCGATGTTGTGTTGTATGATGACTATACTAATACATTACTTGCTGACAAGCGAATTATCGGAGGTAATTACCCCGTTGTAAAGTTTCCTCAAATAGATACTTTGAGGGCAGAATACCAGGTAGGCATGACCCATGTTCCCGTTGCTTTGAAGTTTGCGATTCTCGATCAGGTTAACCATATGTACGAAAATCGTGGGGCAGGTGCGGAAGGTATGGGTATTTGTGAAAAGGCATGGAGAGCATGCCAACAGTTTAATAGAACAAGTCCGATACTATGAAATTAAGGAAGGGTATAAACTTTTTAGCAGCAGATTTGCTGACAGAACCAATCGAGGTCTTTGAACCTGTATTAGTTAGCGATGGTGAGGGGGGTTATTCGGTCACCCTTAATAAAACGGCTGACATTTGGGGTTTGTTTGTGCCGGAGGGGAATGACCGCACACTAATAGCAGCGGAGGTAAGTTACACGCAACAGGCGAGACTATTCGTCCGCTTCCCCCTCACCATTGATAATACCTATAAGCTAGGAATAGAAGGCAATCAGTGGACTATTCATAGTATCACGAATTTGGATAATAGGAAGGAGTATTTGGAAATATTAATATATCGGTAATTGTGGGTGCATTTCAGCTAAACATATCAGGGGTAAAGCAAGTGCAAGATGCCTTCAAGAACATGGATAAGAAGGTAACGGAAGGCATCGCAAAAGAGTTTGATGCAGCAGCACTTAACATACAAAAGGCAGCCAAAAGACGTGCGCCTGCCTTCGATGGTAAATTAAGGCAAAGTATTATAATTAGTGTTGGTAATCGTGGGCTAAATAGAACCGTATTAAGCACCGTAAAATATGCCCCTTATGTGGAGTTCGGCACACGGTCAAAGGTGCAAATTCCACCGGGATACGAAGCATTTGCAGCCCAATTCAAAGGCAGGGGAGGTGGTACATTCCGTGACTTGTTTAATGCAATGGTCAGATGGGTGAAGAAAAAGAACCTTGCACAGATTACCAATAGCTATACCGGAAGGAAAAGCACAAAGAAAGCCGATGTAAACTATTTAGCAATGTATATTGCATGGCTAATTATCAGACACGGGGTCAAAGCACAACCATTCCTGATACCTTCATTTGAGGAAGAAAAACCCAAGTTGCTCAAACGATTAAGAAACCTTTTCAAATGATAATGAAAAACCCTGCCATAGAGATTAAGAAGTGGTTAGTCAGCCAATTACAGGCCTATTCATACATTGATGTTTACGATGCTATGGTACCGGATGATGCCGATGGTGAGTATATTGTCATTTCTGCCCGTACTGCTTCACCGATTGACAATAAGACCGGGTATAGTCACGAAGTATCCGCAAACATTGACATTGTAACGAAGGGCAATGGCTTTGGCTTCAAGAGGGCAGAACAGATTGCAGAGTTAGTAATGGGCGGCATCAATTCCGATACGATTGTAACCCTTCCGGCTGGATGGGATTGCAAGAACGTAGTCATGGCATCCATCAACAACTTGGAGGACTTGGACCCGTTTGGCAATACGTTTCGTGTAATAATTCGTTATACCTTTGTAATCACTCAAACAATATAGAATATGTCTTACACTTTCGTAAATGCGAGGGATATCATCCTTCAACTTGACTTCGACCAAAACGGCTCATTTCTGCCCGTTGCGTGTCTTACTTCCAACTCAATGGAAATCACCCGTGACCCGATTGATGCTGATTCCAAATGCGGAGATTTGCAACTGCCCGGTGATTCAGTTAGTCAGACCATTTCTTGTAGTGGTCACGCTATTGACCAAGCCGGAACCGTGAGCCGTGAAAGCTATGAGCGTCTGTACTCCATGTTGCAAAACAAAGTACAATGCCCTGCAAAATTCGGCCCTGCTTCGCCAGTATCAGGTGATATCGTGTATAGTGGCAATGTATTTGTTACCTCACTTTCATTGAGTGCTGACGATAAAGATACCATGAAGTTCGATGCTGAATTTCAGGTGGCCAATGCTCCTTTAACTCAAACAAAGACATACTAATTTATGACACCATACGAATTACCAATTTCGGGAGGTGTTATCAAATTAGAGTGGGGAACATGGGCGATGCACCGCTTTTGTGAGATGAATGGCAATCTTGCCATATCAAAGCTAATGCAGTTGTATGATGGTGAGGTGTTTGCTTTCAAGCACATAATCACAATGGTTCAGGCAGCATCGGAGAGTGCAGGAACGGTGATTGATGAAAGAACTGCTGCAAGGTACATTGATGAGTCGGGGGGTGCTAATGGTGCTGCTATTGCAGGGTTTGTGAATTATACCATTAAGTCCATGATTCCCGATATACCTGCTGATAAGGAGGCGCAAGAGGAAAAAAAAAGTTAAGGGAAAAGACGTGGGATGAGATTATAGTTCTCGCCTTGGAAGTTGGCCTAACCATTGAGCAGTTTTGGCGGCTTACTTGGCGAGAATTTTTATTGTATAGGAAAGGGTATGAAGCAAGGCAGTTGGCGGAATGGCAAAGGACACGGTTGATAGCTTATGTGATCTACTGCACGAACACGGAAACGAAGGGCAGAAAAGATATAACAGAGTTCTTACCTTTGTCAACGGATGAAAAGCCGGACAGAGGGGAAAAATTAACACAGGAGCAATTCATCGAAAACATGAAGAAACTATCACAAGCACTATAGCATGGCAGAAGAATCATTGCGGATAACGATAACGGCAGATAATAAGGATGCCGTAAAGAAGATACAGGATACTATTCTTGCGCTTGATGGTGTAGAGAAAGCAGGGAAATCAGCAGGTGGTGCTACTCAAAAGTTAGGCAAAGACTTCACAGGTATCAGCCGTGTCATTCAAGATTTACCATATGGTTTTAATGCTATCGCCAACAACTTAACGCAGTTGGTGCCGGCTGCTGGTGCTGCTGGACTTGCTTTCAGTGCGTTGGTGGCAGGGTTATCATTTGCTCAAATAGGGTTATCGAATTGGACAAGGGGAAGTAAGGAT